GAACGTATGGGCAGTAGAACAAGCCAGCGTCGAATGGTGACTGACCACGGTAACCAACGGTTACAAGCTCGTCGCCGTTTGCTGAACCACCGAAGTAAGGATCGATATAAACCTTAATGCGGCCGTGAAGCATACCAACGAAGGTGTTGCCTGTATCGTCAACTGTTAGATCAGCAGATAGAGCAGGTGTGTAGGAAAGAACACCAGCCATAGCCATAGCGGATGCAACGTCTGAAGAAACGATCAGAACGTTACCTTTGCCGCGACGGGTTGCCTTAGCAATTGCGTTTGCTTCTCTTTCGATGTGGAAGATAAGACCTTTGAACTTCTCAACTGACCAACGGCCGTTTGAGTCTGTGTCAAGATCGAATGTACCAGCAGTTGTAACACCATACTGAGCACCGACTGTAGCAGAACGATAGATTGTTCTGATAACTTCGCGGTTGATTTCAGCCAAGATTTCTGTTGAAAGAATGTTGGCCAATTCTGTCTCAGCATCAAGGCCGTGAATGGCTTTAAGATCCTGAGCAAGCTCTGTGGTGTATTCTGCTTTTAGAGCGCGTGAACGGGCAGTAACAGTGACCTTGTCAATGTTGAATGCCATTTCAGCAAAACCGTTAGCAGCGGAATCACCAAGTGCTTCTGCCTGAGCGGTTGTCATGCCTTTACCAACGCCATATGCAGTATTAGCACCGAGAAGGTCTGCAACTGGGTTTGTATTAGCGATATCGCCCATTGTAACGCCTGAAAGACCACCAGCAGCGTTCTGACCTGAGAAAGCTGTGTTAGCTTCGAAGAACAATGCTTCACCTGTGCTGCCTGCACCCTGTGCCTGCATTTGCTTATAGCGTGAACGCATAGCAAAGATAAGGCCTGTTGGACCTGTCATTGGCTGAACGCCCATAACGTCATAAGCAATGAGGTTAGGAAGAGCACGACGAACTAGTGAGATAAGGATTGGGTCGTATGAACCAACGCCTGTACCTGAACCGAGACCACCGCCTGAGTTGGTAGGAGCGGCTTCGTTAAGAGTGCGGGACTCTTCTGCCATTGCTTTTTCTTGGTTCTCAAGAATTACGGCTGTAACCGCACGGCGGTATGGGTCCTTAATTGCTGAGAGACCATCATGGTCCAATACTGGGGACCACTTTGACTCTAGATTTTCTGTAAGATACATTTTAGTTTCCTTCTTTCTATGTTTTAACTAAAGTTAGTTTAAATTACTTTGGAAGATTTCTGCCAAGTGCTTGGACATATTTAGCCATTGGACCTTCAAGAGTTGATTCGCTAATCATCTTTGGATCCGCTGACTCAACACGGTCAAGAACAGCATCGCTCTTAACAGCAGTTGGGAAATAGTTCTCCCTTAGTGTTGAAATTTTTTCGATAAATTGGTCATCGTCTGTATAAACAACACTTTCGACAAGACCTTTTAGTTTCTCAGCTTGGGTGTTGGTTAGACCTTCACAAACGTAAGCAACCAATTCATTCTTACGGGACTCGTTAAGCTGTGCTGTTAGAGCAACACCTCTTTCGATTTCCTCGTTAAGTCTTGATTCAAGTTCTTCAACTGTTTGTGATAGTTCTTCTACAACGGCAACTTCCTCTTCAGGAATGTCGATGTAATGTTCGGCGAATAGTGAACGTAGACCGCTGATGAAATCTTCGGTAAGTTCGCTACGGAGAGCGGACTCAACGGCAACCTCATTCTCTTCGATCCATTGTTCAACTACGTAATTGAGATAGTTATCAACGTCAGATGAAAGTTGTTCCATAATCTCTGCAACTCTTTCTTCCAATGTTTCTGCATAAGCCTGCTCAAGTAGGGCAACTTCTTCTTCAAGTTTTGCTTTTACAGCAGCTTCAAAAATTGTGGTTGCCTTAGCATGAAAATCTTCTGAGAGGTTCTCGCCTTCGAGTAGAGCATTAACATGTTCGGACATGTCAACTGGATAATACTCTAGAGCGGAATCTTCTTCGTTAATAAATTCAAAGTTTTCTTCGATAGCAGCAAGGAGTTCTTCTTCTGAAAGACCGGCTTCGATGCCTTCGTTGATGAAATCTTCGAGTTCTTCGGAGAGTTCGAATTCTTCCTCCATGCACTCTTCATCTTCATCTTCTTTTTCGTCTTCGTCTTTTTCTTCTTTTTCTTTCTTGGCCTCTTGCATGGCCTTAGCTTTAACTTTCTTAATACGTGCAGCTACGTTTTCGGACTTATCCTCTTCTTCTGCAACGATTTCACCTTCTACTTCATCCTCTTCTGCCATAGCAGTTAGTTTCTTGGATGGTTCACCTTTAACAGATGAAACTGATGATTTTGAGGTGTCTTTACCTGTCTTACCAGCAGCCTTAGCACCGAGATTTTCATCGGCAAGTTCTGTTGGTGTAGCACCGTCCAAATCGTCTACGCCATCGAAAGATGATGGAGCAGGAGCGTTTGGATTGGCATGGCGTCCTTCAACGGACTTTGAACCTGGACGTAATGTTTTAGCATTAGAGGTTGATGCTGTTGATGAGTCAACTGGATTAGGGTTTGATACACCGCCGCTGATTGGACCAACGGTTGGTAGACCCTCATTCAATTGCTTACCTTCAAGCACAGCCTTCGCTGCTTCTGTTAGTGATTTACCCATTTTTAGGATACTCCTTTTTTATTCCTATGTTATTTAGTATTTTCAAAGTTTTGAAATATAATTTTCAAAAATCTTTAAGGCTACTGATTCCAATTCATGTTTGGAAGACTCTTTAATAAGTTTTCTCGCACGGTCATTAGACTGTTCGGTCCATTGACCATTTAAGAATACCCACTCTCTACCTTCCATAATTCCACGAACGAATGCCTCTGGTGCTGATGGGTCGGCCACAACATCTGCTGCTGTTGCTAACTTGTAATCATCTTGGACTTGTTGAAAACCGTTGTGTGCTTTTAGAGACCCTACGCCTCTTGTTGACACACCAAGGCTTGCACCACCATCTAGTAAACTCTTAACGATTTTTCCGTTTGGAGTATCTAAAATCTTTGCTTTACCAATAAAGTTTGTCCCGTCAGGGTGTAATGATGTAATCATGTGGGACACACGGTCTAGGTTGATTTGTGGATTTTCTGGATGACCTAGCTCACCAAATGCTCTGTTCTTTTGAACGTATTCGCGGTTATATCTGTCCGCTTCTTTTGCGAGGACATTCATAGGATATACACGACCGTTTCTATTGACCTTTTCAGCCTGCATGAAAATGCCTTGGATAAAATGGTTCTTACCACCTTTACCATTATCTTCAACAAGATACTGAATGTCTAAAATTTCTTCGGTTATTAGTTTCATTTGTTTCCTCTACCTTTAGGTATATTTAGGCGTTTTATTCTATATCTTCACCAAGACCAGATGCAATTCTTCCTGCAAAACTTTTCATGAAAGAACCATACTGTCTTACTGCCTTACCTGCACGACCACCTCTTTCTTCAGGTGGTGTTTTTTCCGGACCTTCATTAGGTTTACGACCCATCAATGTATTGATGTTTCTTTGAAGTCTTCCAGGTCTATTTACTTTTGGTGTTTCAACGTGAGATGGTTCAGCACCAGCTGCTTTTGATGCCTGTTGAGCAAAGTCATCATCACTAACATCCGCCTTTTTTTGTTTTCTTTGTTGCATGTATGTTTGAATAGTATGTTTGGCGAGTCCTAATCTAGATCCAATTCCACCACCTGCCTTCAGGCCTGCTCTATAAACTTTACCTACTTTTGTAGGTGCTAAACCTGCTTCATCAAGTGTTTCTTCACTAACTTTTTTTTTACGTTTTAATGCAGGTTTTTTTATTTTTGGTTTTCCATCTATTTTTAAATCCATATCATAATCACGAGGATCTGGTAAGACCTCGGATGCTCTTACATATCCTGCTTTTCTTCTCTTTTCAATATCTTGTTTACTCATACCACCCATTACCTCAGCCTGCATCATTTTTTTCTTTTCAATTAGTTTCTTTTCAACAATGTTATTCAAACGTTCCTCAAATAAATCTGCTGCTGAAACGTAGTTTTCTGAAAGTATGTGTTCTACTAAATGGGACATTATGGAATACCTGCTACGTTAAATGCTGTTGGATCGGCAGTTTGGCCGTTATCATAATCACCATTGTCTTTCTTGAGGTCAACAAGGATTGTAACAGCATCTCCATCCGCAACGCTACCAAAAGTGCTTATAAGAATGTCACCTGTGGCATTTGCACCTGTCATTGAAATAGCGGCAGTAAGACCTTGTGAATCGAAACCATAATCAAACATACCACTACCGATTGTAACGATATCGGTATTTGAATCTGATTGCCATTTAAGAGCAACACCAAAACCTGAAGCAAACTGGCCTTGACCAAAAATTCTTCTAATGGTAGTATGATATACAGACTTAGGATTAGTATTTGAACTCATAATTTTATTGCTTGTATTCATAGCATATCTAAGATTAGATGCATCAACCAATAGAGTATTAGCGGCTGTTGTACCGTCAAAACGGATAACATATTTCAGCAATGCTCTATTGTGATTATCAATAACCTTCTGTTCTGTAATTACGTTTGCCATTTTTAGTTCCTAACTGAAAAGTTTAATAGTTTCTTGAAGGACTCTAGGTCTTCATTTAACATACCTTCAACAATCTTTTTGTTTTTGATATTGACCGAATCATAAACTTCAAGTATTCTTT